TTAGAAAAACTTGTCCAACTAACAAGCTCAAATATTACGCATGTGGCGAATACGGTACTCAAACCCATAGACCTCATTATCATGCTATCATATTTAATCTCCCTAAATCTCTTATATCTAACCCTCAAAAAATCGCCGATACCTGGCAAAATGGTCATATACATCTTGCTAATAATAACCAACTTACTATTAATTACGTTGTCGGTTATATGACAAAATCAAACTTTACAAGGTTTAACAATCAAGACGATAGACTACCAGAATTCTCATTAATGTCAAAAAAAATGGGACTTGGCTATCTTACAGAAGCTATGAAAAACTATTACAAAAAAAGAGAAATCTTTTGTATAGTACGAGAATCAGGACAAATCATATCTATGCCTAGATACTACAAAGAAAAAATCTTTGAGAAAAAACAACTTAAAGAAATGTATAAAAAATACATCGAAGAACAAGAAACAAACTTCGAAGAAATGTTTAATTCAGCAAAAGACGAACACGAACATTATAAAAATATTATCAGAAGAGATAATAAACAACAATCACTTAATCGTTTAAAAATTTAAAAACTTATGAAACTTAGAAACGCTTACACAAAATCAAAGTACAAAGGAAAGACAATGGATCAGACAGTAAATACTATACCTGATCAAAATTTATCAATTCGACAATTACTAGACAGACACTCCAGAGGACTACCTCTAGGAGCATCACAAAATCAGGGTGAATATTTCGATACCGAAATCCCTAGATTCGACGATCTCGTCGATATGATGGAACACAAGAAAAATCTTGTACAAGAACATAAAGATTTGACAAAACAAATCGAAAAAGAGCAAAAAGCTCAAAAAGAAAAAGCAATTGCAACAGCCGTTGCTAACGAAATTGCTAAAACAAAGTCAATAAAGACTGATGAATCTTGATTCATCTACTTTATTGGCTAAAACTGTGACGAAGTCACTAGCACTAATAACATACTTGATATATTAGTGCTAATTGACACCAAAACAGCGAAAACCCCAAAAAAACGAGAACGTAGTGAGAGTAAATAGGGGAGTTAAGCAAAAAAGTGTCAAAAAAAACAAAAAAATAAAAAAAAAATACTATATTTAAAAAATATATATAACCAGAGGAAAAATCAGTTTAACAGTATATAAATTATAGTTCAACTAATCTACCTCATAAAAAAACACTTATGGATACAACAAAATTTAAAACAGAAGCAGAGAAAAAACACGCAGAATCAGTACGTAAAATCGTATTACAACATTGCGTAGCATGTCATCAACAACTAGATCTCTTACAACTAAGACTCATAAACTTTGAGGATTTAGTAAACGGCGTTCAAGATACTATACAATTAACAAATAAACAACTTTCGGAGTTAAACTTCGAAAAAGCTGGAGTATCAATACAACCTACAAAACTTAAAAAAGTATAATGGGTACAGGAAAAGGACTACTTTCTGGAATTGGATCAATACTTGGTGGACCAGTCGGAGGACTGATTGGTTCACTAGGTTCATCTTTATTAACAAATAGCGGATCAAAAAAACGTCAACAAACTGCAAATAGAGAAAACGTAGAGTTTTGGAACATGCAAAACGCATACAACGACCCATCAGCCCAAATGGCTAGATTAAAACAAGCAGGATTAAACCCTAACTTAATATATGGACAATCTTCAGGTGCAGCAGCAGGAAACGCAGGAGCAATAGCTGCTTCAAAAGCCGCACCTTATAACATAGCAAATCCAGTTCCATCTGCCGTTCAATCAATGATGGCAGGACCACAAAAGGAACAAATGAGAACACAAAGTCTTAATAACTTAGCAAATGCTGCATATTCAGATTCTCAAAAAAAGAGAATAGATTCTTTATTACCAATAGAAGAAGCCAGATTTAAATCAGAAGCTGCAAAAGCCCAATCATTAGCTATACAAGCAGATATAGAAGCAACAAATTTACCAAAATTAATTAAAGACAGAATTAGTGTATCAGCTCAAAAAGTACTCCAAGAAAAAAGTATAACACAATTACGAAAATTAGAAGAACAAATAGCTAGAGAACTTAAATTAAGACCTAACGATCCAATATTATTTAGATATCTAACAAATATTAAAAATTCAGCTAGCAACTGGGTAGATTCACAATACAATAAAATCTCCAGAAAATATTATGGAGGAAACGAACTCAATTATAATAATTACAAAAAAGAATAAATCATGAGCATATTTAGTAAAGTGGCTATGCCACGACCACAAACAAACACATTTGACCTATCACACGATAGAAAATTCTCAGGAAAAATCGGAGAATTAATGCCAATCTCCGTAATGGAAGTAGTACCAGGAGACAAATTCAACATCAAAGCAACAAATCTAACAAGGTTTGCTCCTTTACTTACACCAATCATGCACCAAGCAAGTGTCTATTGTCACTTCTTCTTTGTGCCAAACAGAATATTATGGCCAAACTGGGAAAACTTTATATCAGGTGGAGAAGATGGTCTTGCAGACCCAACATTCCCTACCGTAGACTTAACTATTCCAACTCAATATGGAGTTCAAACACTAGCAGATTACTTAGGATTACCAACAGGGAATCAATTACAAAACGTATCAGCTTTACCTTTCGCAGCATATCAAAAAATCTATCAAGATTATTACAGAGACGAAAACTTAATAACTAAAACAGACGTTTCCGTAACAGACGGCACACAATCAAATACAGACACAATTGAGCTTGCCTCAATGAAAAAAAGAGCATGGCAACATGACTATTTCACATCAGCTTTACCCTGGACACAAAGAGGACCAGAAGCTACAATTCCATTAGGTACAACTGCACCCGTTAATTGGGACAACAATGCAAATGCAACAATAATTAGAGATAATTCAAATGGCTCACCTGTTGGTCCTTACACATTTGATTCAGCAGCTGCAATACAAACTTATTCATCAGGAGAAATGTTTGCAAATTTACCTAGTAATGTTGCATTAGATATAGACAATTCAGATCATTTATATGCAGATTTATCTCAAGCAACAGCATCATCAATAAATGATTTAAGAAGAGCATTCAGATTACAAGAATGGTTAGAAAGAAACGCAAGAGGTGGAGCCAGATACATAGAAATAATAACAGCCCACTTTGGCGTAAGATCATCAGACGCTAGACTTCAAAGGCCAGAATTCCTTGGAGGAAGCTCAACACCAATTACCATAAGTGAAGTACTCCAAACGTCAAACACTGCTGGAGCTACAGGTAGCGACGCTACACCACAAGGAAACATGGCTGGACACGGAGTTTCAGTAGGATCATCAAACTACGTATCATACAGAGCAGAAGAACACGGTTACATTATTGGAATAATGTCCGTAATGCCAAAAACAGCATATCAACAAGGAGTACCAAAACATTGGAAAAAACTTGACAAATTCGATTACTATTGGCCCTCATTTGCAAACATTGGAGAACAGCCAATTTATAACGAAGAGTTATATCACCAAAACAACCCAGACGATGCAGAAGTATTCGGTTACACACCGAGATACGCAGAGTACAAATATATTCCATCTACTGTTCACGGAACATTCAGAAGCTCATTAGACTTTTGGCACATGGGTAGAATATTTGCATCAAAACCAACATTAAATGCAGACTTTATAGAGTGCGATAGCGCAGAAGTAGAAAGAGTATTTAACGTACCATCAGGAGAAGAACATTTATACGTGTATTTACACAACGAAGTAAAAGCAACAAGATTAATGCCATACTTTGGAACACCAACAATTTAGAAATCATGGGATACAGAAGATCAAAACGAATTAGAAGAAAAGGCATGGCTTTCAAAAAAAGAAGCCGAATGCAGAGAAAGAAATCAAGAAAATACAACTCTTATAGAGTAGCAAGAGGAGGTATAAGACTATAGTAGGTTTGGGGACTTGCTTAGTCCCCCCTACAACTTAAATCAACCAAAATGCAGTGTTTCACACCTTTTAGAGTAAGGAACAAATCGAAAGACCACAACAACCAAAATTTAATGGTTAATGTACCTTGTGGAAAATGCCTAGCATGTAAAAAACGCCGA